AGGCATACGACAACGCCAACGCTAACCGCGAAGACTTGTCGAACATCATCTACGACATCTCGCCGGTTGATACGCCCTTCATGTCCAACATTGGTCGTGACACGGCGTCGAACACCTACTTCGAGTGGCAAGTTGACGAGCTGGCGGCTGCTGCCGCTAACGCTGCAATCGAAGGCGCTGACGCCGGTAATGCCGACTTCACCGCGACTGTCCGTGTTGCCAACTACACCCAGATCAGCCGCAAGATCATCTCGGTCTCTGGCACCGCTGACAGCGTGAACACTGCCGGTATGCGTACCGTCATGGCTTACGAGACCGCCAAGAAGGCAAAAGAGCTGAAGCGCGATATGGAGTTCATCCTCCTGTCGAACCAAGCTGGTGTTGCCGGTTCTGGCACCTCGACGGCTCGTAACACGGCTGGTTTGCCCACTTGGCTCATCAGCAACTCGATCACCAACGGTGCTGTGAAGCCCGAGATGTCTGGCTCTGACGGCAACGGTTATCCCGACACCGCTTGGACCAGCCTTTCGACCTCGACGGACGTTGCGTTCACTGAGACGATGCTGAAGACTGCTATTCAGAACGTCTGGGCTGAAGGCGGCGATCCGAAAATCCTCATGGTTGGCCCGTACAACAAGACGGTCGCCTCTGGGTTTGCTGGTCTTGCCGAGCAGCGCGTCACCTACAATAGCGCCAAGCCGCTGAAGATCATCGCAACGGCTGACGTTTATCTCTCGGACTTCGGCGAAGTTGCCATTGTTCCGAACCGCTTCCAGCCCGAGAACTTCGCGTTCGTGCTGGACCCGGAATACGCTTCGGTCTCGTACCTGCGTCCGTTCCGCACGTTCGACATCGCCAAGACTGGCGACTCGGACAAGAAGGAAATGGTCGTGGAATACGGCCTCCGCATTAAGTCTGAAAAGGCTCATGCGGCTATCGCCAACCTTACGCCTTCGGCCTAATCTAAATAAATGGGCGGCGAAAGCCGCCCATTTATCTAAAGGAATGGGGAATATGAAAGAAGAATACGCTCCCGGAACGTTCAGCCTCGGAACTGACACCTTCTCAGGAACAACGACAAAGATGCACATCACACACGATGGCATCATGCACTTTGAGGATTCGGTAAGTATTGACGCGATTGCCGAACAGGCAAGGCAGGAGCGGAATGAAAGCTCTCGCACGTCAAAGTCTGGAGATATGGTTAAGGTCGCCAGCTTGCCAATGATGGTGTATCTCGATCTCGTTAAGCGTGGTATTATTCGCGACAGAGCAGAGATGAAGAAGTGGCTGGCCTCGGATGAGGCTCTTCCGTACAAAACACATTGGATGAAGAGCTGATGGCGACAATTACCAATTACGCTACGCTACAGTCCACGATTGCCGATTATCTCAATCGAGGTGATCTTACGTCGCAAATCCAAACCTTTATCCAGTTCGTAGAAGCCGACATCAACACGCGCCTACGTTGCCGCGAAATGATTGTCCGGTCTGAGGCTACGTCTTCTGCCGAGTATGTTCAGCTTCCGTCAGACTGGCTGGAGGCTATCAATCTTACGATTGTTGGTGGAAAGAGCCCGCTGCGATATATCACTCTTGATAAGAGCGATCAGGTTAACGAGGCAAAGTCCTATACGTCTCCGGCCTTCTATTCATTGATGAATGGTGCGATTGAGATTGTTCCGCCTCCTGCCGACGATATTGATATTGAGATGATTTACTACGGTAAAGTTCCAGCTCTCTCCGACGCTACCCCGACAAACTGGCTGCTGACCAAGGCTCCTGACGTGTACTTGTATGGAGCAATGGTTCACGCCGCCCCGTATCTTATGGATGATCCTCGCGTTCAGGTTTTTGGTCAGGTATATCTGTCTCGCGTTGAGTCACTGAATGAAGAGTCTCAGAAATCATTGCACAGCGGCTCTCCGCTTGTTGCCAGAACACAGAGGACGTACTGATGGCTGGACTTACAAACTTTGGCGAAGACCTTGTTCTAGATTTCTTGTTCACAACTAGCACGGCGACCCGTCCGACTGCTTGGTACATCTCGCTTTACACTGTGGCTCCGACTGAAAGCACAGGTGGCACGGAAGTCTCTGGTGGCTCGTATGCCCGCACATCTGCCAGCTTTTCTGTGTCCGGTACTGCACCGACAACGGCTTCAAACTCTGCGGCTGTCGAGTTTGTTGAGGCATCGGCCTCTTGGGGGACGGTTGTAGCCGCCGGGGTCATGGATGCGTCTACGGGGGGAAACCTTATTGCCTACGCAGACCTTACCGTAAGCAAGGCTGTCGGAACTGGCGACGTGTTGAGGTTCAACACGGGTGAAATTGACATAACGCTCGACTGATGGCTCTTGGCCGCCCATATGGAGAATATGGATATGGTGACGGAGCCTTCGGGACTTCTGTCACCATAGATGCGGCTTGTCTTGTTGAGATTACGTCTAACGCTTCTGCCTCTGCCAACAAGGACACCCCTGCATCTGTTGTCATGGTTTGCGCGTCTGGCGCACAGATGTCCGGCCAGCTTGTACTGGGTGTTCGTGCAACTGCCACATGCCAGAGCAATTCGACTGCCAGCGCTTCCATTGTTAGGCAGGCTTCAGCTTCAGCGGTATGCCAGTCTTCTGCGACGGCACGGGCATCCTTAACCCTTGGAGCGTCAGCTCAGGCTGCTAGTACATCTGACGCCTCGGCTAACGCCTATACAGTTTCTCTGGCATCTGCTAGCGGCGCGTCAACAAGCTCTGCTACATTTGCGGCTGGTGTGACTATGCTTGCTGCGGCGTCTGGCGCTTCTACGTCTGATGCAAATGCCTCTGGAAGCGCAACATATTATGCTGTACAACTAATACAGGTTTACAGTAATGCGTTCGCGTCTGGGAAAGGCATTTATTCTGCCCGGATAATTGCTTCGGCATTGTCTAATATGACTGCGAACGGTCGTTATTTGTGGGAAAAAGAGATCGTGGCTGCTGAGAGTTGGTCTGGGCAAGGTGTTCCTTCCGCGACTTGGGCAGCACAAGCAACATCGGCTCAGGCGTGGTCTGGTAGTAGTATTCCGGCGGAGGTTTGGGCAGCGCAAGAGACACCGGCCCAAGCGTGGGTTAATCAGTAGGAGCAGCCGTCATGGCCGATTCGTTTACAGCAAACCTTAACCTTACCAAGCCGGAGGTTGGCGCGTCTCGCGACACTTGGGGCGGCAAGCTTAACACCGATCTGGACACGCTCGACGCTCTCTTTACAGCCAATGGAACTGGAACGTCTGTTGGCTTAAAGGTTGGTACCGGCAAGACGCTCAACGCGACTGATGGTACTGTTTTAATCCCGGCTGTCGCGAGCCCTGCCCAGACGGCTGACGGCTCCATGGTTTGGGACAGCGACGACAATCTCTTGACGGTTGGTGACGGCTCGTCGCGCAAGGTTATGGTTGATACTAGCACCGCGCAAACGTTGACAAACAAAACCCTGACAAGCCCGACGCTGACTACTCCAGCTCTTGGCACGCCCGCATCTGGGGTTATGACTAGCGTTACCGGGCTTCCGCTAACAACTGGTGTTACTGGAACTCTTCCCATTGCTAATGGCGGCACTAACGCAACTACGGCAGGTGATGCAAGAACTAGCTTGGGTCTTGGCACTGTGGCGGTTGAAAATACGGTTCCTGTAAGCAAGGGCGGTACTGGTGCCACGACGCTTACCGCCAACAACGTGATCTTGGGCAATGGAACTTCTGCTGTTCAGTTGGTTGCTCCCGGAACGTCAGGTAATGTTCTAAAAAGCAACGGAACGACTTGGGAGAGCGCGGCGGCAGGGGCTGGCGGTGTAACGTCCATAACCGCTGGAACCGGACTCACTGGTGGGACGATTACGACCAGCGGGACGATTGCGGTTGATATTTATACTGGCACAACCGTTAATAATACGAGCTACCCGATTGGTTCGTATGTTTCTTCTCAAACCGACAGCGACATAAACGTAAATTCATCATCGACGATATTTAGCCCACCGACCGGTGGATCGGCGCGGTTTTATAAAAGCTCGCAGGGGACGGGGTCGGCTGCTCTTACCGGGACGTGGAGAGCAAGGGGGCGCACGCCGCAACAAGCTTGCGAATATACCTATCTGTTCCAAAGAACGGCGTGAGACTGGAGAAGTAACATGGACAACTTAGCCAAGAACCTTAATGTTATTTGCCAGTGGGTTGACGGTGGATACAACTGCACGGTTGATCTGTGGGATAGCTGGTCCCAGACTTGGGAAATTGCAGTTCAGTATTGCGCCCGTGAAGGCGACCCTGCACCTGTAAATCAGTGGATAATTGAGCAGATAGGCACTGGGGCGTATGATCCCATTGGCGCTTGCCAAGTCCTAGCTGATGCACCACCAAGCGACGGCCCTGTGGTGCTTTAATGCTAGAGTCAAAGCCTCTTAATGTTGGAAAATTGGTCGGGTCGATAAACGATTTTCCACTCGTTGGGGACGTTTTGCCGATGCACAGCCACGATGCTTCCAGCCTGCATATCTCCATCGTGGCTCGTGGTTCTTTCCGCGCTCACGGCAATGGATGGGATCGCACGTTAAACTGTGGCGATGTTGTTGACTGGAAGGCCAACGACCCGCACGAGTTCATTTCCTTAGAGCCAGACAGCCGAATGGTAAACATCCAGAGGGGCGCGTAATGGAACCTCACAACCAAGAGGCAGCAAAATTGATAACTGACGGCCTTTCGGTTGTGACGGTTTTGGGGACTTTGGCTGGCCTGCTCCCGGCAGTTGCTGCATTGTTTACGATTATCTGGACGGGTATTCGTATATACGAGACTGAGACTTTTCAGCGCTGGCTGGGCAAGTAGGGGCAAGGTAATGGTATGGACCCTGCTACAATCGCTGTCATATTCGGAGTAGCCAAAGCTTCCTTTAACGCCGTACAGCAAGGTATTAAGTTTGGCAAAGACATCAACTCGATGTGTGGTGACATTGCCAAGCTGTACGGGTCAGTCGCCAAACTAACGCAAGCCAGCAAGACGCCGCCGAAACCAAAGCTGTTCAGCAAAGTCACTGCCGAGGAAATCGCTCTCGACACCGTGATGAAGCGGAAAGAAGCGGCGGAGATGGCGGAGAAGGTGAAGAACGACTTTGTATCTATTTACGGTCTGCATGGGTGGGAGGAGGTTCTCAAGGAGGTCATTCGGGTACGAAAGCAACAGAGGCTACTTGAGGAAGAGAAAGCCCGCGCAGCCAAGCAGATGCGAGACGACTTGATGCAGCTAGGGCTGGTTGTACTGGTAGCGATAACGATCATGGTGGGCTTATTTATTCTGGCAGTTTGGATGGCATGATGGCGAAACCTCCTATTAAAAAACCAGCAGCAAAGAAGTCGCCGACAAAGAAACCTGCTGCTAAGGCTACAGAAGTTGCTGCTCCCAAGCCTCCGGGCGGGCCGATAGACAAAGTTCTTGATCTCGTTAAGTGGGTAGATAGCCCGTTTAAACTTGCGACAGTAGTGGTTCTTGGCGTCCTCGGTCTTGGTGGCTACATCGTCTACCAGCAGCAGGACAAGCTAGTTGGGGCGATTACTTCTCGCGAGACAATGCCAGTGCTGCTGTCAGATGAGCGGTTGTCGTCTATGGCTCGTGATTTGATCCGGGACACACGAGCCGAGACTGTTATTATTCACGAGATCGACTTAGCCAAGAACGCTAGGACGACTCGAATTGCCCAGTCTCCAGACGGTCGCTTTGCAGCGCTGGAAGGAAAGAAGGGCGCGTTCTTCAGCGGATCACCTGACAGAAACAAAGCCGCAGTAGCCATGCTCAATGGTGAGGTTCTGTGTGAGCCCTTTACTGCATCCTCTGACGTAGGTGACTGGATCATCTCAAGGGGCGTAACCTACGCCTGCCGTGGATCAATCCCTCCTGAAGCCGGTCATATGGCCGGGTACATAGCCGTTGGCTTCAAACAAGAGCCTAGAGATACGACGGCAACCAAAGCACGGATCAATCAAACCGCCAGAGACATGGCAAAGTAATTGGAGAGTATTATGAGAATGTCGGCAGCAGGACTTGCTACGGTAAAAGAGTTCGAGGGTCTTAGACTAAAGGCGTATAAGTGTCCTGCGGCTGTCTGGACAATTGGCTATGGTCACACCTCCGCCGCTGGCGCACCAGAAGTAACACCCAAGCTTGAGGTCACAAAAGAAGAGTGCGAGGCCATCCTCAAGCGTGACATGAAGCAGTATGAAGACGGCGTTAACAAGCTGGTCAAGGTTAGCCTAACGCAGGGTCAGTTCGATGCTCTGGTGGATTTTGCCTACAACGCTGGTGTCGGCGCTCTGCAAAAGTCTACTCTTCTGAAGCGTGTCAACGCAGGCAAGTTCGACGAGGTCCCTGCTGAGTTCATGAAGTGGACAAGGGGCGGCGGCAAAGAGTTACCGGGTCTTGTTCGTCGTCGCCGTGCTGAAGTGAAGCTGTGGCGTGGTCTTGATGTTAAGGCTCCGGTTGTCACATCTCAGGCTCGCCTTGCTCCAGACCAGCCGCAGGCATCCAAGTCAATCGTCCAGTCGAAAGAAGCCAATGCAGCCGTAGCTGCGGGTGGATTGGGCGCTGTAGCTATCGCTCAAGAAGTGATGCCGATGATGAAAGAGGGCGGAGACCTTTTGGGTTCACTCAGCCCGACTGTGATGATATTGTTGGTAATCATCGCGGCAGCAGGTGTTGTGTGGTACTTCCGTAAGCAGAGGCTAGATGAGGAGGGGTCATGATAGCCCTTCTTCTAACTCCGGTAGGAAAGTATTTCGCTGCTACATTTGTGGTAGTGATGATATTTGGCTCTGCTTATGTTAAGATCAGAGCTGACGCTGTGCGAGAAGTGGTCGCGCAATCAACAACTGAGGCGTTGAAAAGGACACAGGATGCGATTGCTGCTGGCGATTCCGTTGATGTTAGTCCTGAGCGGTTGCTCGAAAATGATGGAAGTAGGCGCGACTAAGCCTGCTGCTTGTTCTGTATGGCGCGATGTTTCTTGGTCTGGAAAAGATACCCGGCAAACCATTGTCGAGGTTAAGGTAAACAATGCGCGCCGGCAAGGCTATTGCGAGGGTAAGTAATGCCTTTAGTCCCGATTGATGTTCCTCCCGGAGTTGTAAGGCGTGCCACGCCATTGCAGTCTGCTGGGCGCTATTGGGACTCCAACCTAATCCGCTGGCGCTCTGGCAAGCTGCTTCCGGTAGGGGGTTGGAGCAGAATTACATCGTCTCCGCTTGATATAACGCCATACGCTATCTTCTCTTGGAATACGAACTACAACATTCCAATAACCCTGATCGGTGGATACTCTAAGCTGTTCTCCCTAGAGGGTAGCACCTACACTGACATAACGCCTGATGGCTTCGTAACGCCGGAGGATACTGAGTTTGGTGGTTACGGCGCCTATAATTACGGTGCCTTGCTGTACGGTGACGACACCGACGTAACCTATCCGCGCCCTCAGTCAGCCCAGTTCTTTTTGCCGTTCTCTTGGACAATGGACACTTGGGGTAGCGATGTTTTGCTTGTTGCTTCCAGCGACGGCAGGCTTCTCCATTTCGAGGAGGGTGAGACCAAAGCGCATCAGGTTGGTATCACCGACATCGTTACTGCTATTCGCGCCTCAAACATCATCACAGTTACAACAACAGATCATCATGGCTTCGCCAATGGCGATAGCATTGTGGTTGCCGGTGTTAGCGTTGGGAGCATGAATGGGACATTCACCATCACGTCTGTCCCGACAGAAACCACATTCACTTATGCAGACTCCGGCAGCAATGCGACTGGAACTGGTGGAACTGCATCTACTCTTATCCCGTGTCCAACCAACAATCGTGGCGTCTTCGTAACCACGGAGCGATATGCTGTCTTGTTTGGTGCAGGGGGCAATAGTCGCCGCGTTGCTTGGTCTAATCAGGAAGACTACACGAATTGGGACTTTGCCAACGTAACAACGACTGCTGGCTTTCTTGATCTCGACACGTCAGATTCCATAATCATGGCCGCTGGCGTCAGAGAAGGAACCCTGATCTGGACGAACAATGAAGCATGGATCATGCGCTACATTGGTCTTCCCTTCGTCTACAGCATCGAGCGGATAGGCCAAGGCTGCGGGTTAATGGCTCCCCAATCGTTTGCAACGACAGCGGGGCGCTGCATCTGGATGGGCAAAGAGGGCTTCTGGCTCTATGATGGCGGTGTTGTGAAGCCTCTGCCATGCGATGTCGGGTCTTTTGTCTTTGAAGGAATGGACCCTAATTCTGGGGCTTTGTATTCGCACGGATCAGACAATGGCGTCTTTCCCGAAGCTTGGTTCTGGTACCCCGAGCTGGGAGAGGACACACCAAACAGGTACGTGATTTATAACTATGCCGAAGGATGGTGGTCGATAGGCGAGATGGAGCGAACAGCTTCTTCGCCTGCTGGTGTCTACACCTACCCCATACTTGGGGCTAGCGACGGCAATCTGTACTTCCATGAGGATGGCTGGACTGATGCCGGTGTTCCAATTACGACTGACAGATATGCTGAGACTGCTTCTATCAATGTTCTGGGCGGAAATAAAATTGCTAACATCACTCAGGCCATTACGGACAGCGGATACAGCTACGACAACACGCAGCTTACCCTGTTCAGCACGTTTGCTCCGCAGGGCGCTGAGTCTTCTTTTGGTCCCTACATCTCGCGCTCTGACGGGTATACGGATATGAGAGCTTCCGGTCGCGACTTCAGGGTCAAGGTCGAGTCAACAAAAGATGAAGAATGGAGCATTGGAGCGATGAGGCTTGAGGTTAAACCCGGGGGGCAGAGATGAGGGCGAACCTTCCTCCTGCTCCAGACAGGTATGATTCGGCTTATCTTACGCGGGCCTTGTCTGAACTGGATCGCCTCATAGGCCTTAGCCTTTCCAAGTCAGAGGCTTCGTCTTCAGTTCTACTTCTCTCGCCGGGCGGCTTGGTGTATAAGGTAACGGTAGATGACAGTGGAACTCTAATCACGACTTCGGTGCCGCTTGGACAATCGGGAGCAACTTCTTTCTAAAATGGAGAAAGCGCTTCGCCTGTCTGGTGGAACGCATACCATAGAAGACGTAGTGGAGGCTCTCCGCGACGGGCAAATGCAAGCTTTCTGGAATGATACGTCTATTGTCATAACAGAGGTTGCCCATACCCCCAGAAGACAGTTTGTTAGTATCTTTCTGTCGGCTGGTGATCTTGACGGTGTAATGGCCCTGCATGACAAAATCTATGACTGGGCTGTTGAAAGCGGGTATGATTTTGCAAGGATACTTGTTCGCCCCGGCTTTTCGCGACTACTTGAACGCAAGGGCTGGAAAAAGCGTCAAACCGTAATGGAGCTAGAATTACATGGGCGGTAGTCCTCCGGCACAACAAACGATCACCAACAAGACTGAGCTTCCTGCTTGGCTTGAGGCCGTGACCAAAGAGAACATTGCGCTTGCGCAGAGGGTTGCTGACCGGCCCTATGAGGCTTACGGCGGGCAGCTTGTTGCCGGGTTTAGCCCTGAGCAGGAACAGGCGTTCCAGTACGGTCTTTCCGGCGTAGGCCAGCAGGCTCCTAACTATCAAGCTGCGCAGCAGGCTGCTGCCGGAGTTGCCGGGTATCAGCCGCAGAATGTCACCGCACAGAACTTCTTGCAGGGCGACGTTGGCGCATACATGAACCCCTACATCCAGAATGTAGAAGATCGTGCGATTGCCAACGCCCAGCGCTCCGCGCAGATGAACATCAATCAGCTTGGCGCAAGCGCAGCTCGTTCTGGCGGATTTGGTTCGCGTCTTGGGGTTGCCGAGGGCGTTGCTGCTGCTGAAGCGGCCCGTGGTGTTGGTGACTTGTCGGCACAGCTTCGCTCTCAGGGCTTCCAGCAGGCTCAGGGTATTATGTCTCAGGATCAGGCCCGTGCGCTTCAGGCTGATCTGGCGAACCAAGCTGCTGGTCTTCAGGGTGGTCAGCTCAATCTTCAGGCCGCAGGACAGATGGGCGCTCTTGCAGGTTCAGCCCAACAGTCTCGGCTTGCCGATCTTGGTGTTCTGTCTGGCATTGGCGAGCAACAGCAGGGCATGCAGCAGCGTCTTCTTGATGAGCAGTATGCTCGATTCCTTGAAGAGCGTAACGCTCCGATTGAGGGTCTTAACCTTCGTCTTGCTGCAACATCTGCTACGCCGTATGGCGAGACAAGAACGCAGACCGGACCCGGCCCTCAAGGCCCAAATGCTTTGATGACTGGCCTTGGAGCTGCGGCGAGCATTGCATCCATCATCGGCGCTCTCTGATGATTACGACTGCGCTTCACTTCTCTGGTGGTAAAGATAGCTTGGCCTGCCTGTATATGTATCGCCATCGCTGGAAGGATATGTATGTCATCTGGGTCAATACAGGCTCTCTCTATCCCGAGATGCAGGCGTATATGGACAAGTGGAAGGCGATCCTTCCGCACTTTGTTGAGGTCAAGACAGACCAGCCCAAGCAGGTAGTAGAGAATGGATGGCCTGTTGACGTTCTGCCTGTCAACAACATGCCTCTTGGTCGTGTTATTTCTGGCAGCGATGCCCCTTTGATGCAGCCTTATACATCTTGTTGCGCAACGAATATCTGGTTCCCTTTGCATGAAGCCACGCTCAAGTTAGGTGTGACTGAGGTTATCAAGGGTCAGAGGATCGAGGATGGGTTCAAGTCTCTTGCTCGCAACGGAACCGAGTTTCAGGGCTTGACCTACATTATGCCTATCGAGGACTGGACCACTGACGAAGTGTTCTCGTATCTGAATATGATGGAAGTAGAGCTTCCTCCGGGGGATAATGATGGTGAGAAAACTGGCCGCGATTGCTGGGATTGCACTGCGTTCTTAGGCGACAACCAACGCAGAATTGCTAACCTTCCTGAAGACCGCAAGAATGAGATCAAGCGCCGTCTTGGGATTATAAAGAAGTCCATAGACGATCAGTGGAATTGGGTGGATTGATGGCGAATATCAGCGACATTGCTTCCTACATCTACGGGCGTGCGCCGAACTTTAATGTTGATCCCAACCTTGCTCTTGGCGTTGCTCGCTTTGAGGGCTTGAACCCTAATACCATCGGCTCCCCCACCTTCGGGAACAGGGACTCTCGCGGCTATTCCTTCGGGCCGTTCCAGCTCTTCTCTGGCTCTCCAGACCCAAGGAAAATTGCTCCGGGCGGGATGGCCTACGAGTTTCAGCAAAAGTTTGGCAACGCTCCCAGCCGAGAGAACTGGCAGCAGCAGGTGGACTTTGCTCTGGAGCGTATGGGCAAAACAGGAACCGGACCGTGGCATGCTGTCAAAAACCGTGGTGGCGTAGGTCCGGTAACTCAGGGTGGTCGCGAGTATGCAGAAACGCTAGGGCTGCTTGGGGACATGAACAATTACCCGGAACTGTCCTCGCAGATACCGCGTTCCGCGATGCCCTATAATGCGCCCTCAGATGCCGAAAAAATGGATCGGTCCTATATTACCCCCGCCGCAGCACCTGTCTATGCCAACGACTTCGCGACTATGGCTCGCAGGGCTGGCAACTACTTGGCTCCTAGCCTTGTTGATGCACCAGTGGAGTTGACGCCGGAGCAGATTGCTGCGCAGCAGGCTGCGACGACCGCTAATGCCGAAACGTCCAAGCAGTACAATACTGCGGCTGCCGGGCTGCTCAATCTTGCCAGATTGTCTGCCCAGCCCGGGCAAGCGCCAATGATGCAGATGCTTCAAAACGAGCCGGTACGTGGTCAGTATCGACCCATCCAAAGAACGAGAGGATTACTGTAATGGCATCTTTGATGGACAGCATTATGAACCAGTATCGTGAGAAGAGCGCGATGCGTGCGTTGCCGTTTAATGCTCCATACGGCGGCTTGGGTGGCGCAACAGAGTCGATGGCTGGGGGCACGTCTGCCCCTCGGCCTATGATGATGGGAGCTCCGAGTCCTATGTTTTCTCAGCCGCCGATGATGATGAACACAGATCAGGGGTACGGCGGAACTGCGGGCGCAATGGGTCCACTTTCGACTCAGGCTGCTCGCCCCTCTCTGCCCGGTCGCACGCCCGGATTTCTGGATCAGCTCTTGTCTGGCCCGAATTATCAGTCGAACAATATGCCTGTGGATATTCGCGCTCAGGGTCCGTCTATGCCGGGTCAGGAGATGCCTATTCAGTCTATCAACTATGGCGACCCTAACAGCGCTGCCGACTTCTTTCGCGCAGATCAGCTAATGATGCAGAATCCTAACATCCCCGGCTTTCTGGGAGGATACTAACGATGGCTGAAGGTTTCTTGGGCGGTCTCAGCGACTTCGCCGGAGGCGTAGGCGACTTCTTCACGGGCGGTGGCGTGTACGGTGACCCAAAGAACATTAACCAGCGCTATGGTGTGCCGGAGGCTGACGTTCGTCAGGCCGGTCTAGGCGCTTTGGGCAATGTTGGTGCGCTGCTTCTTGCTGCCGGACAGTCTCCAGATCGGGGCCAGCGTGCGCAGTTCTTGGGGCAGCTTGGTGGTGCCGTAAGCGGTATGAACACCGACATCTACAAGTCCTCGCAAGCTCGTCTGATGAACGCGCAGCAGCAGGGGGCTATGCGTGAGCTGGAAGAGAATAGGGCTTTGTCTGCTTGGGCTCAGAGCCCAGAAAACCTGAAGAGCGTCGGCTTGACGCCTGAACAATTTAGGGTCGTTGGAACAGCAGGTCTAAAGGAAATTGTTAAAAATACGACTTTAGCGGCTGCGAAAATTACACCCGCTCAGCGAGCCGCAGATGCGGCTATTGCGGCCATTGTGTCCGGTGGTTCAGCTCCTGCGCCTATCTCCACGCAGCCTCAAGTCGCGCCCCCCTCGGTGCCTCCTGTAGCAGCTCAAACTCAAGATCAGGCCCAGACTCAAGTTGCTCCGCAAGCTCAGCCCTCCGCCCCTAGACAGTCGATTAGTGGCGAAGACATGGCGAGGGCTGTGGCTGAGAACCCTGCGGTTATCTTTGGTCGCCCGGAGGTTGCGAAAAACCTTGCGCAAATTAGCGACTCTCTTGGAAAGGAATCGAGAGAAGTTAGAACCGCGATGCAAAAGGAATATCTGAAGCCAATCTTCGAGCGTGCATCGTCAATCAACTCGCTTATCCCCGCGCTTGATGCCGCAGAAAAAGCCATACAGGCGGTTCCGGGGGGCCCGGCTGCGCAAGCCTTAAACTACTATGGTAAGGTTGCCTCCTCTCTTGGGTTGCCTGTGCCAGAAGGCTCTGCGCAAGCCTCTATTCTCAGCTCTATTGGAACCCAACTTGCCCCCATATTCAAATTGCCGGGTGCAGTTTCAAATGCGGAAATGGCTCTGTACACAACTGCCGGGCCAAGTCTTGGAGATACTCCAGAGGCTAACAAACTAAAGATTGATCTTATGCGCGCTCTTGGGGCAAGGGCAAAGGCTATCGCAGATATTGGATATAGATATGGCGGCAAGCCTGAGTTGTTTGAAAGACTTGCTGAGTTTGATAAGCCGGTATTTACTGAGGACCAGAGAAAGCGACTTGAGCAGGCTGCCGGAATATCAGCCCCCAAGGCAAAGCCGTCAGCCGCCGCCCCCGTTGGGGGCGCTCGACTCGTTAGAGAAATAAGACAGTAGGTGGATCATGCCAGTATATTTGATGGATACAGGAGATGGTCGTCGCCTAGAAATCGAGGCCGACACCCCAGATGCAGCCGTGGCGTTCGCGAACTCTTGGGCTTCCGAGAACCCGTACACGCGCTCCGAATCATCTTCTATGGCTGGGGTGCTGCCTGCTGGGGCTGAGATTGCACCGACTGAGGTTAGGTCTCTGCCAGAGCAGGCTGCGATCATCCCGCAAGGAATTGCTGGCTTCGGCTCTGGGGTGGCGCAAACAGCTACAGGTATAGGAGAGCTACTACCGGCGCAGTATGGGGAAGCTGCTGCTCGCGCAACTCAATACTTGCAGGGCGTCGGCGCTCCAGAAATGCAAACGGCTGGAAGGATTGCTGGTTCTATCGCACCCGGCGCAGCCGCGATGCGGGGAGTTCAGGCTCTTGGCGCTGGAGCTAGGGCTTTGGCACCGTCCCTGTCCACAGCCCCTGCTGCTCTGCGCGGTATAGGCACGGTAGCAGGAGGAACTATAAGTGGCGGAGCAGCTGGCTTGGCCACCGGCATCAGCACCCCTACGGGCATAGAGGATCGTGAGCAGCGTTTTGGGCAGAAGCTTGAGGCGGCAAAAACAGAAGGAGCCATAGGCGCTGGTCTTGGATTTGGCCTTTCGGCAGTGCCTCAAGCCATAATGGCGGCACAAGCAATTCGCCCGTCGCAAAACAGGTTTGTTGCGGAGAGAATGCAAGGCATTACTCCACAGCAATTCAACGAAGCTGAGGCGCTTTCGCAGGAGGCGGAGAGGCTTGGTGTAAGGATTACCGCACCGGAGGCTTTGCAAGCTGTCACCCAAGGCGGAACATCTCTTGGTGCGCTACAGCGAAGGCTGGAGACATCGCCGGGCGGTGAGCAGTTATTCTCTCAGTTTATGGCATCCCGCCCGCAGCAGACGCAAAGAGCCGTATCGGGGCTGCTTGACGACATTGCTCCGCCGACCACAACTCCTTCTCTCCTTGAGGCTCAAACCCGCAGAGCTGCGGAGGATATTCGCACGGCCCCAATTGAGGCAAGAAGCGCAGCCATGCGTCCAGACTTAGACCTTATGGAAGGCGTTCGCGTCGATCCTCAGTCGGTTAAGGAGCTTGTCGGCGGCATACGGAAGCTGGCTGCTGCAAAGGACGAGACTGGCAGGATCATTGCGCCCGGACTCCAGCAGCTTGAGTCTTTGCTGATTAAGTCGCCTGCTGTTCCTGAGACGGTAATTCCTCGACGCCTTAGCGAAAGCGGTACTTTCTATCTCCCGGCTCAAAGATTGCCCGGGAAGCCAGAAGAGTATGTGACAGACGCAAACACGCTGAGCGCTATATACCAGCAGGTTGGGGACTTAATATCTCCGAAGTCATACGCCGCTGAAGGCTTGAGCCGCTACCAGCAGGGAGTATTGAAGCCTGAACTAAAGAAGCTGTCGCAACTTCTGAAGTCTCAGGTCGAGCCGTACAAGCAGGCTATGGAAACTGGAAAGCGGCTATCTCGTCGTTTGGAGGAGTTCAACGTAAGCCCAAGCGGAAGGCTTGCTCAAGCCGAGTCTTTGTCTGGACAGCAGGCCGTAATGCTCCCGGAAGGGCAAGCACTACAGGCCGGACAAGAGAATGAGATTGCAAGACTGTTTGGGTCTATGGGCGAACTCGCCCGTCCAAATATCCGACAGCAACTCGCAAATGTAGCTAACAGAACTGCTGGTCAGCTAACATCCGCCGGTCTGCCCAACCAGTACGCTGGAGCGGCATTCGCCGCAGCACTACAGAGAAACCCGCAGTACCAACGCAACCTGACTGCGGCTATGCAGGCGTCTGGTGTTCCATCCCAACCCGCGCAGCGGCTTCTGGATGTTCTGCAAGCAACTGGGTATCGCCAACGTCCGGGGTCTGCAACGGCATCAAACTTGGCGGAGCAGGAGGCTATGTCAGCTCTCGGGCTGGGCGCGGCTAGACAGGCACTAACTGCTCCGGGCAGAACAATCAGTCAGGCGTTCGCACGTCAGAACCAAGAAGAGGTGACGCGCAACCTGTCTGAGATTGCCCTTTCTGGACCAGAAGGCATTCGCACGCTTCAGAGGATGGCTCAAAATGCAGGTCTTGAGGGCGAGACGGCTCGCAGGATACTGAGGTCCAGAAACATCGCCGTCCCCGGAATACTTGGGGCCGTAGGCGAGCGGTAAAAAAAAACTCAAAAATAATTGTTGACTCCCCCGTGATCTGTCAACTATGGTTGTCAAGTGGATCGCGGGGGAGGAAAACATGGAACCCTTTAGTATCGCAGTTGTAGCTTTCTTTGTGCTGCCAGTTGTGTTTTTGGGTCTTGTTGCTCTCTGCGCGATGTTCGACGGAGAGGACGAATGAACCCGATAAACCTCATAACAAACGACGACGGAACCTACACGCTTGAGTATTTTGGCCGTGTCGTCGGCTACATCAAGCGCTCATTGGATTTCACAGGAAGCTCCATCTTCAGGGCAGTCAGTGTGCAAGGTGGCCTATGCTACGCAAGCACGCTCGAAGACGCACGCTCTGGCTTGCTGGAGATGTCGCGATGAATGGATACCTCACCGCCGGGCTTCGTGGCTTCAAGGTTCGCGAGGCTGTGACTCCAATCCTTGAGAAGAGTGGCGTACCGTGGTCTGTCATCACTGGACCAAGGCGCTTTCCTCACATCGTCTCAGTAAGGCATGAAATCTTTGTTGTTCTGCGCGAGCTTGGGTTTTCATACACAAAAATCGGCATGATCTGCAACCGTGAGCATACAACCGTAATTCACGGAGTTAGACGTTACATGGAGAGAGTGAATGAACAATATAGCTGACACGTTGGATGAGCGCGAAGAGGAGTACGGAAGGTACGCAGACCTCTCCCACCTTCTTGAGTCTATCATTGAGGCATATACCTGCTCTAAAAACTGGGTGAACATGGAACCCTATCAAAGAGTAGCGCTCTACATGGATGCAATGAAGACAGCTCGCATCCTGAACGGCAACCCGGACAACATCGACTCTTGGCATGACAAGGCTGGCTATTCGGAGCTGGTTGTAAAAGAACTGAAGTGGAGAAGAGACCATGACAAATAATCAGATCAGAACCATCGTCGAGCGCATCGAGAAGATGGAAGAAGAGAAACTGGCGATTACCACAGACATCAGCGAAATCTACAAAGAGGCCAAAGCAAACGGCTTCGATGCGAAAATTATCAAGAAGATTGTCGCTATGCGGAAGAAGGACGCCAACAAGCTGGCAGAGGAGCAAGCGATCATGGATGTGTATATGGCGGCTCTGGGTATGCTTGCAGATACTCCGCTGGGGATGGCCTCAATGGATAGAGCAAGGATGGGCGAATGAGGGCTGCAACGGCTGCTCTTCTGGTGTTTGCGCTTCCAGCGCAGGCATCAGAGACGGCAGCCGAGTTCTTCGCCAAGGATAGGGGTCTAGCGCATGCAAAGACAGAAGCAGAAGCCAAGCCGGGTCCGGCCTCTCAAAGCAAAGCGAAAGAAGTTATCGCCCGTGAAGTTGAAAAAACGCTCGGTGCGCAATGGGTTTCCGTTGCTTTCGACCAAGCGAGGCGGGAATCGAACTTTCGCCCAAACGCCATCGGCGTCAAGCTTGGCAAAAGGCATGGGCATCAGCGAGCGGTTGGCATCTTCCAAGTACTTCCATCCACTGCTCGGGGCTTGGGGTTTGATCCTCGTCGGCTTACTGATCTGGACTATGGGGTGAAGGTTGGCGTTGCTTATATGGGTGAGTGCATCAAGGCTGGAGTCAAAACATCAAGCCAAATGAACTCATGCTTTCTTTATGGCTATCATGGTTGGGGAAGAGCAAATGCGAAAAAGCGTAATCATCTGCAACGATCTGCACGACATTCTGGCTAGGTCAGCACTGCCGGACATTCTTGTCCCTAGAGACTTAGCGCACGATGCGCTCCAGCAGATCATCCACACGCGCAAGCGCATTTTGGAGCTGGAAGACGCACTGGATGTCGCACGGGAAGACAGGAAGCGAGACCGTATCTATCACTTGGAGACATTTGGCAGGATGACGCGGGTGCTGAAGCAATACGCCTGTGAATGCTCTGAGGAGTGCGAAGAGAAGCCAGAGGACGCATCTTATTGTGGCTGGGCAGCAAAGCAGGCGATGGAGGGGAAGGTATGACTTTCGAACCATCAGGGACATTACCCGGCAGAGAAAACAGGAAGCTGCGGCAGCGGGTGCATGAGTTAGAGCAGGACTTGAAACGTGTCAGGATCGTGATGAGGGACGCAGCCATTGAGGCTTCCGACATCACAGACTTTATCAAGCGTGGCATGACAGAAAGGGCGGGACACTATGCAGGAGCATTGCAGCGAAAGCTCGACGTTGAACGATCAAGTGGCCCCAGCATCTAGGCATCAAGGCTCTCCGATTAAGGACGAGCTGGGGAAAAGGTTTGGTCGGCTAACTGTTGTTCAGCGAATTTATCAGAAGCGAAAGCTGACGCAGCGATGCAGGGCGATATGGGAATGCAGGTGCGATTGTGGGGCTGAGATAAAAGTGTCCGGCAACCTGTTGCGCAAGGGCGTCTTCAAAGAGTGCGCAACATGCGCAGCAGTTTGGGAGAAGGTTAGTGAGCGAGCGAAACAAGGAAATCATCAGACTATGGAATGAAGAGAAGAGCGCTAAGGAAGTTGCAGGTGTTATCGGTGTTACCAAGAACGTGGTCATATCCGTTATCACGAAGGCCAGAGACAAGGGTCTCATCACAAGGGCGAAGCTACCAAGCAACAGGTCTCGCGGAGCGTTTGGTCAGGCCATCCTTCGTAACAAGAAGCGGGTGGTGGAGAAGAAGGCAACGGCCATGCCGAAGCTGTTCGTTGCAGACAAAGAGAAAGAAGACGCTGTTGCTATCGGTGTGTCCTTTCTTGAGCTTAACCATGATGGGTGCAGGTATCCAACAAGCCGGTTCGAGGGGCAGCATTACTTCTGCGGCGAACCAAAGCGAGACACGAAGACCAGCTATTGCGAGCTACATCATGCGCTTTGCTGGCACGAGAAGAAAAGGCTTACGCCTTCGGAGATGTTGAAATTGAAGACCATGTATGCCAAGCGCGCATGGATGCAAAGCAGGGGGAAGCAGAATGAGCGATGATCTTGTGAAGCGGATACAGGCAGGGAGCTAAGACTATGGGAAAAAAGAAGGGGATTAATCTTTGGACGCCGGAGGAGGACAAGCACGTCGAGGAAAACTACACCGGATATGCTTCTATTCCGATTATTGCAAAAACGCTGGCGCGCACTGAGAAGTCTGTTGCGAGCAGGATTGCGATCACAATAAGCGGCACTGGGGGACGTAGGATGGAGGAAGAGAAACAAGCCTGCATCCTTCACAGCCTCGACCTTTTGAGATCAGGCGGGCGGTACAAATAGTTGTCTACAAGCGCGATGTATTCAACGGATTGTATCAATCTAGTTTAGCTGCCAATAGTAATTGACGACACAAGAAAGGGACAACATGAGAAACGAGCGGATCGAAGACCTGTTGGCAAGCGACTACCACAAGATCGAGGCTCTATCGGCTTCTGGTGCGAAGTCTCTACTGCGTTCCCCGGCTCACTATTTAGCTATGAAGGAAACATTCAAAGAGCCGACCCCGGCTATGCGTTTGGGGACGGCTGTTCACACGATGATCTTAGAGCCGGAGAAATTCGAGGAAGAGATCGCCGTGATGCCGAAGTTCGACAAGCGCACTAACTTGGGCAAGAAGGCAATCGAAGAATGGAGCGAGGAGCAGACAGGCAAATGCATCATCGACCACTACCAGCACGAACGCGCAAAGCAGATCGCTGAAAGCGTTTGGTCACATCCTTTCTTCAAGGAGCGGGTGAATGGTGGGCGATCTGAGTCAACGCTTCTCTGGGAACAGTACGGAGTCCAGTGCAAAGCACGTTTGGACTATTGCAAAGATCAGACGATCTTCGACGTGAAGACTTGTCAGGACGCCTCGCCAGAGGGGTTCGCAAAGCAAATCGCCAACTTCCAATACCACGTACAGGCCGCTCATTACTCGATGGGCTTCCGTCGCGTCACAGGGGATAAGCTGGAGCGGTTCGTCTTCATTGCTGTTGAATCTGACTTTCCGCACATGGTTGGAATTTACACGCTCGACCGCAATTCGCTTTATGCCGGGCAGATGAAAATGGAGACGGCAGCCAAAGCATACAAGCACGTCTTGGATGGGTCTGCGGATCGGAACTATTCAAGCAAGGTCGTTGAACTAAGCGTTCCTAATTGGGCAATGCCTGAACCTTTTGCGAGGGGGTAAGATGAAAGAAAAGGAGATACTGAAGCTTCTTGAGAAGCGTAGGCTTGAGCATGGGATTTCTAAGCGTGAGTTCTCTACCCGTGCAAAGCTGTCGCATGCTACCTACGCCTCGCTGTTCAAGCCCAAACACGAGATGAGCCTGCGCGTTGCATCTGCAATGCTGCAAAGCGTCGGGGCCAGATTGGAAATAGTAGATGATACTAGCAATTGATCCCGGAGCTAAGGGCGCGCTGGCGTTCTTTAATCCTGCAACTGGTGCTTTGGAGTTGGTGGACACACCGACCGTTGAAGTGAAGCGTGGGGCGAAGACAAAGAACGAGATCAGCGCGCAGATGCTTGCTGGGATTATCAGGGCTCGGTCGCCGTCTGAGGCGGTTGTGGAGAAGGTTGGAGCAATGCCGGGCCAAGGTGTCTCAAGCATGTTTCAATTTGGGCGTGGCGTTGGGATGATCGAAGGCGTGCTTGCTGCTTTGGAAGTCCCGGTAACATATGTGGCACCACAGAAATGGCAACGGGATGTAGGTGCAAGGGCGGGGAAGGATGGAAACCGGCAGCGTGCTGCTGAATTATTCCCGGCTTATGCGCAGAGCTTCGCGAGAGCGAAAGACGACGGGCGGGCTGATGCTGCGCTCATGGCTTGGTGGAGGGCGGCAAATGGATAATGAGTATTCTATGGTGAAGCCGGAGTCGGTTGATCTGGCTTATGAAATCCTGAACCAGTTTCAAGGGGCTGATGCTGCTGTCGTCTTCCCCGCACTGGTTGTCATCGTGACGGAGTTAATCGCGCAGACCTGCACGGATCGGGCAGAGGCGAAGCTCGTTGCGCTCGGAATTTTTGAATCGGTAGCTGAGAGCCTGAAGCACTCGGAAGAGTTAGGCCCGCTGTCCAACTAATCCCAGCCTTGGGGGTTCCAAGGTATAACAAGCGAAAGAGTAAGAACATGGCACTTGGTTTGAAGTTCGACACGTCCGGCACTGGTCGCAAGTATATTCCCTTCGTCAAGTTCGACGCGAAGTCGGGAGACATGCTGATCGTCAACAGCACCCCGCAGTCAGACGGAACATGGGAGAAGTCAGAGGTTGAACTAAAGCTTCCGACTCATGCGATCTGTGATCTGGCAAACATCGAGATCGGCTGGATTGGGTTCATCGACGGCAAGTTCGACAACGTGATGGCTAAGGCCGGTGAGAAGATGCCAGCCTGCCCCAGCTCAGAGCATAAGCAAGGCGTTCGCCTGCGCATGTTCTTCAAAGAGCATGGCCTGCGCGAGTTCATGCACACGTCGAAGAATGTCCTGCGCGTCATTGACGCAATCCACACGCAGGCAGAGGGAGAGCAGGCAGCCAACCCCGGCAAGGTTCCGGTCGTCTCGATTAGCGGCACCGAAACCATCAAGATGCAGACCAAGCAAGGCGAGCTTCGCTTCAAGGTTCCGGTTATGGAGATCGTGAAGTGGGTGGAGATGCCAGCCGAAATGAAGGAAGCGGCGTCTGGAGCTGAGCCTGCAAAGCCTACGACTGCGGCGAAGCCTGTAGCGGAGCTTGACGACGACTTTTAATAAAAAACGGGGGCGATGGGCGGGAGAGCTCACCATCGCCCCCTGCCGCGCAGGAAGGGGAAGGACACGGCATGTTGAACATACCAGAAAACAAATTCAGCGATAGCACTTCAATCACTTTGGGCATTGCCACAGGCGGCGCAACAGATGTTAAGCTCAAGCCTACCCTGTTCTCGTGGGAGTCGTTCAAGAATCGCCTACGCTCTCCACGGATTGGGGACAAGGGCGGCAGCTACTACATCCGTGGCGGCGACCTGATCGAGAACAAGCGGTCTGACGAGAACCTGCGCACGGCTGAGATGATAATCTTGGACGGCGACAGCCGCTTTGATCCAGAAACAGGCGAGATCATCAACGGGGCACCTGACCTGAACAAGGTCTGCGCTGCGCTGGAAGAGATGAATATCACGTTCTGCGCTCACACGTCCCACAGCTACGTTCCAGATCAGCTCTGGAAGTACAGGATTATAATCCCAGCAAGAATTGATAGCGGGGAAACCTTAACAGCTTGCGTTGCCTATCTGATCGACAGCTTGGTTGCGCGTGGTATCCATCTTGCTGACGTGCCGGAGAACCATCGTTGGTCGCAGCCTTGGTTTACGTCTAGGGTTCGAGATCGTGCGGCTAATGAAGAGTTCTTATTCTTTGAGCATACCGGCGCGGTGTTCGATCCCTACGGGGCGGTACTCTGGAACGATGCGCGTGTTTTAGCGTCAGAGGCTACAGCAAAGGCGCGTGCGCCTGCTGCTGGTCCCGTTGAGAAATCCGGGGCCATTGCAGAGTTTAACGACAGTCACGGGCTTGAATGGGTCCGATCTGAGCTTGAGGGTGCAGGCTATCGCTTCGGATACTTTGACCGCACGCATGATGCCTACCGTTACATGCGACCGGGATCGTCCACTAAAACCTTCGGGCTTGTCGTCTTCAAAGGGTCAATGGGTCACTGGTGTACATACTCGCATCACGGCAGCGCCGATAGATTATCTGGCAAGGTGTGCGATCCGTTTCAGCTTGTCGCCGAATTGCGTTACGGGGGCGACCTGAAAGCGGCTGCGGCTGGTGTGTTGCAAAAGATCGCGAAGCCTAGCGTAGTGGAGCAACTAGCCCAACGTGCGGAGAAGCGCAACCTTGAGCGTGAACTTGAGGCGTACAGTTTGGGAGACGTGCAGGAAGAGGCGGCAGCCTCTACTCCAACACCTAGTGTTACAGAACCAAAGCGCCGGATCGAGCTTATCAAGTGGGGCGAGTTGCGCGATGAGCCTGTGCGTTGGACGATCAAGGACATTCTACCTGCAAACAGCTTCGGGGCTCTGTATGGGCATCCCGGGTCATACAAGAGCTTCGCGGCTCTGTATCTAGCGGTAGCGATTGCTGGCGGTCTGGAAGCCTTCGGAAAGCCATGCGTGCAAGGTCCGGTCATCTACATAGCTCTGGAAGGTGGGGCTGGTCTGAAGCGTCGGCGGGATGCTCTGAAGCAATCAATGGGGCTGCCCGACGATCTGCCTTTGTTCTTTATCAAGTCGCAGCTTAACCTTGGATCGACATTGGAGGACCGCGACGCATTGGTTGCTGAGATTAAACGCATAGGCGTAAAGCCCTCTCTGGTCATTATTGACACGTTTGCGAGGGCTACGCCTGGCATCGAAGAAAACAGCGCTAAGGACGTGGGCTCGGCTATAACGATCATGTCCTCGCTGCAAGATGATTTAGGCTGCGGCGTTCTGATTATTCACCATAGCGGCAAAGACCAAGCCAGAGGCATGCGCGGATCTTCTGCGTTGCTGGGTGCGGTAGACCTAGAGCTTGAATGCCAGAAGATAAGCCAAGAGGGTTCGACGGACAGAATCGGAAAGCTAACCGTCACCAAACAGAAAGACGGCGAGGACGGGATCGTTCTTGGTTATCGGATGGACGTGATTGCGCTCTCGCAGATAGACCCGGAGGCTACATCTTTGGCGCTTGTGCCGATTGCGGAGAATGAGCTAGCCGACGCCTCGAAGGTTAAGAGCGCCAAGGACAACAAAACGGGCGTTGATGCAAAGATAGCTCTAGAGGCATTGCATCAGGCTATCGGTGAGGGCGGCGACGTTCCGCCGATAGGTGACAGAGCGCCACGAGGGACAAAGGCCGTACGCGAAGCGTTGTGGCGGGATTATTGGAGAAAGACAACGACCAAGGAAGGCGGGGCAGAACGTACAGGATGGTCGAGAGCTAAAGAGAACCTGACGACAACTGGGCGCGCTGCGCATTGGGGGGAATGGTGGTGGGTCGTCAAACAGGAAGAAGCACACGCCGACCCATTTAAGAGCGAGCGCGTGCTAGAGAGGTCTGATGATATGCCGTTTTAGGCTTCAATCTTAACCTTGGCCTTATTAGCATTGTGCTTTGCGCGTCGTGCTTTTAGGGCCAAGGTTATTTGCGCGACAGCGCCGGGCGATAGTGGTCTATCAGACCTTGCATCGCACCAGCGCCTAACCGTTCGCTCGTTTGCATCTGCAATCCGGGCAAGCTCAAGCTGATTAATACCAAGGCGTGCAAGTTCGTCTCTTAGGTCTTGCGGCGTCATAGCCCCCCCTTGCTGCCAAGATTGCCAATCGCGCCGAAATGTACACATCGTGCGGGATGCGATCGGCTGGAATAGTTTTAAGCACACGATCCAGAGCATCGAAAAGAGAGGGAGCGGCAGCAAGTAAACATCCATGTTCCATTGCCAGAGCCTTG